GATGCTCCCCCTGCCGGCGCCCGAGCGGGGCGGCACGCTGGACGGGCTGCGGCCGTTCGTCAACGTCGCCGACGACCGCTCCTGGCTGCTGCTGCTGGGCTGGCTCGTCGCGGCGTACCGCCGCCGCGGTCCGTTCCCGGCCCTGGCCCTGTGCGGCGAGCAGGGCTCGTGCAAGACCACCCTGGGCCGGCTGCTGCAGCAGCTGGTCGACCCCAGCGCCGCCGAGCTGCGGGGCGAGCCGCGGGAGCCCCGCGACCTGATGATCGCGGCGACCAACGCCTGGCTCGTCGCCTACGACAACCTGTCCCACCTGCCCCAGTGGCTCTCGGACGCACTCTGCCGCCTGGCGACCGGCGGCGGCTTCAGCGCCCGGCAGCTCTACACCGACGACGAGGAGGCGATCTTCGTCGCCCAGCGGCCGGCGCTGCTAACCAGCATCGCCGACGTGGTGACGAGCGCCGACCTGCTCGACCGCGCCGTCTGCATCCAGCTGGAGCCGGTCCCCGACGACCGCCGGCGGACCGAGCAGGCGCTCCTGGAGGAATTCGGGCGGGCCCGGCCGCGCCTCCTGGGCGCCTTGCTGGACGCCGCGTCGGCGGGGCTGCGGAACCTGCCGGCCACCCGGCTGGCGCGGCTGCCGCGGATGGCCGACTTCGCCCTGTGGGCGGAGGCGTCGCTGCGGGGCGCCGGGTTCAGGCCCGGCGACTTCCTGGCCGCCTACGAGGCCAACCGCGGTGACACGAACGCGCTGGCCCTGGAGGCTTCGCCCGTCGCACTGGCCTTACTCAAGCGGCTGGAGGACTGCCCGGTGTTCGACGGCACGGCGGCCGAGCTGCTCCAGTGGCTCAACGACGGGACCGACGAGCGCACCCGGAAGGAGAAGGGCTGGCCGACCCGCCCGCACGTCCTCTCCGGCCAGCTCCGCCGCATGGCCCCCAACCTGCGCCGGGCCGGCGTCTCGGTCCGCTTCGAGCGGACCGGGCACGACCGCCGGCGGACCATCCACCTCGCCCGCCGACCTCAAGGACAGGAAGGGGCAGGGCGAACAGCGTCCGCAGCGTCCGCAGCGTCCGCACCCGAGGGTGACGGGACCGCAACCGAAGAGGCTGCAGACGGTTACTCCCACGCGGACGGCTGCCCGCCGGGCGACCGCGGGGCGTCCGCCGAGCGTCCGAACGATCAGAACGCGGACGCTGCGGACGGCAGGCGGGCCGAACGCGGACGCACACCAAGGGGACGAGCGTCCGCAGCCAAGCCCGGACCAGGTATCGACTTACCGCCAGACGCGGACCTTGCGGACGCTCCGGGGCCGCCGCTTTCCGCTGTGGCCGCGGGCGGTCTCGCCTACACGCTGGTCCGGTCAGCGGACGGGCTGCGGACCGTCTCACAGGCGCTGGACGAGTCGGACGTCGTCGGGCTGGATACCGAGACGACTGGCCTTGACCCTCGGGCGGACCGGGTGCGGCTGCTCCAGCTGGCGACCGACCGGGGGGTGTTCGTGGTGGACTGCTTCGCCGCCGACCCCCGCCCCCTGTTCGACGCCCTGGCAGGCAAGGAGTTGGTGGCCCACAACGCCGCTTTTGACCTCCAGTTCCTGGCCCGACTGGGGTTCGCCCCCGACACGGTCCGCGACACCATGCTCCTCTCCCAGCTGCTCCACGGCACCCGGAAACCGAAAGGGTTCCACGGCCTGGCCGCGGTGCTCGGGCGCGAGCTAGACACGGAGGTAGGCAAGGCGGAACAGACGAGCGACTGGTCGGGGGCGCTGGCCCCCGGGCAGTTCGAGTACGCCGCCCGCGACGTGGCCTTCCTCCTGCCGCTGTACCGGACGCTGTCGGAGAAGATCCGTGACGCCGGGCTGGGCCGGGTGGCGGGGGTCGAGTCCCGGTGCCTGCCCGCGGTGGCCTGGCTGGCCCGCTCCGGCGTCCCGTTCGACCGGGCGGCGTGGGAGGCGCCGGCCCGCGAGGCGAGGGCGCAGGCCGACGCCCTGGCCGTGCGGCTGGACGACGCGGCCCCGGCCCGCGACGGCTGTCTGACCCGGGAGGGGGCCTGGAACTGGAACGCCCCCGAGCAGGTCAAGGAGGCGTTCGCCCGGGCGGGCGTGGGGCTGGACGCCACCGACGACGACAGCCTCGCCGGGTGCGACCACCCGCTGGCCGACCTGCTGCGGCGGTACCGGGCCGCCTCCCGGCTGGCGACGACCTACGGCCCCCGGTGGCTCCGGCACGTCGCCCCCGACGGCCGGGTGTACGCCGGCTGGAGGCAGATCGGCTCCGACGCGGGCCGCATGTCCTGCTCGGCGCCCAACCTGCAGCAGCTGCCCCGCCTGGCGGCCTACCGCCGCTGCGTCCGCGCCCCCGAGGGCCGGGTGCTGGTGAAGGCCGACTACTCCCAGATCGAGCTGCGGGTCGCGGCCAGGGTGAGCGGCGACCCGAACATGCTCGACGCCTACCGCCGGGGCGAGGACCTGCACGCCCTGACCGCCCGCCGCGTGCTCGGCACCGGGGAGGTCACGAAGGAGCACCGCCAGCTGGCGAAGGCGCTGAACTTCGGACTGCTGTACGGCATGGGGGCCCTGGGCTTCCGCCGCTACGCGCGGGCGATCTACGGCCTGGCGCTGACGGACCGGCAGGCCCGGGACTACCGCCAGGTGTTCTTCGACGCCTACCCCGGCCTGGCGGCGTGGCACCGGAAGGTCCGGCGGGATCACCAGCCTGTCACCTGGACGCTCGGCGGCCGCCGCCGGCTGATCGGGGACGACGAGCCGGACACCTACCGGCTCAACAGCCCCGTGCAGGGGACCGGCAGCGACGGGCTCAAGGCGGCGCTAGCGCTGCTGTGGGAGCGGCGGGCCGGGTGCCCCGGCGCATTCCCCGTCCTGGCCGTGCACGACGAGATCGTGGTCGAGTGCGACGCCGGCGGGGCCGACGCCGCGGGGGCGTGGCTCAAGGAGGCGATGCTCGACGGGATGGCCCCGCTGATTGACCCGGTCCCGGTCGAGGTCGAGGTGAGTGTCGGCGGTGCGTGGGGCGGAGACTGAGCGTGAGCGCGGGGCTTGGGACAAGGATAAACGGTGCCGGCGACTCGGGGTGCGAACGCCCTGGTCGGCTTTCCGGGCCGGCCGGCTCACGACTCTTACCGGGAAGGTCATGCGCTCCTGGCGCGTCCGGGCGACGGCCTTCTGCTTGCGCAAGGACATGCTCTTCTTGGGCGCGGTCGTGGAGGGATGATGCCCGCCGGAAAGCCGTCGTTTGCGAAATTTGGCCCCGAGAAAAGGAACGCCTACCTGCAGCTGTTGCGGGACGGCAACGCCCTGCGCACCGCCGCCCGCGGCGTGGGGGTCAGCCCCGAGCTGGTGCGCCTCTACCGCAAGGCAACGAAGGGCTGGCGCCGCCAGGAGGAGGACGCCCGGCGGGAGGCGGTCGGCCGGGTGGAGGACGCGCTGTTCCAGGCGGCCGTGTCGGGGAACGTGACCGCCATCCAGGTGTACCTATACAACCGCGACCCGAAGCGCTGGCAGGACCGCCGCAACTTCAAGCACCAAGTGGGCGGGGAGTCGGGGGCGGAGGTTGTCGTCAAGGTGATCGGCGGCGCCTCGATGGGTGACCTGTGAAGAAGCGCTACGTCGTCGCCGAGGACCCGGCCGGCGCCGCCGGCTACGCGCCGCGGGGGGCCTGCCTGGAGCTGTGGCGGTGCAAGGCCCCCGAGGTCGTCATCTCCGGCCCGGCCGAGACGGGCAAGACGCTGGCCTGCTGCCACAAGCTCGACGGCCTGCTCTGGAAGTACCCCGGGGCGCAGGCCGTGGTGGCCCGCAAGGCGCGGGCGACCATGCACGGCACCGTCCTGGCGACCTACCGCAACAAGGTGCTCGGCCGAGACTCCCCCGTCCGCCCCTACGGCGGCGAGAAGGCGGAGTGGTTCGACTACCCCAACGGCTCGCGGCTGTGGGTGGCCGGCCTGGACGACCCGGGCAAGGCGCTCAGCTCTGAGCGGGACTTCGTCTACGTCAACCAGGCGGAGGAATTGAACCTGGCCGACTGGGAGACGCTCGTCACCCGCGCCACGGGCCGGGCGGGCAACGCGCCCTACGCCCAGGTGATGGGCGACTGCAACCCCGGCCCGCCCCACCACTGGATCAAGCACGGCC